AAATGTTTGAAAGTATAGTGTTCATGCGGATAATCAAAAATCGGATATAAAATTTCATTGATAATTAATTGTTGTTTATCCATATATTAAACTCCTGAAATTTGAGATATAGCACTTCTGATAGCATTTATCGCATCAGATGAAGTGCCTCCATTGATAATATGTTGAAAACAGTTTCTTAAAATTTGAATACAACTTCTGACATAGTATCCAGACCCGTCACCATTGTCGAGTCGAACATCTCCTGTAATGATATCAGCGTTACGATAACTTATTCCGTAAGGTCTCAAAACCACATGAGAAGGGAATGTAGATGTTGGAGGATATGTTTCCATTTTCCAACCTGCGGCAGATGTGTTGGTTACAACGTCTTTGTTATAACTATGTCCAAAATAAATATTATCGGCAATTACACGCAAAGAGTCAGCTCTTTCATGGTCATTTGCAGCAATACCATTAATAGTTTCAACTACAATCCCTGAAAATCCACCTTGGTCCCATTTGCCATCATCAAGCGTTGTTTCACGACGGTCACCGCCTAAAATAACTCGTGATAAGATTCGGCTAGTTCCACTAACTGTGATACTAGTATTTGAAAATTTAAGTCCCATTGTACTAGCGTTTGCTTGAACACGAAAAATACCAGTGTTGTTGTTATTGTAAAAAAGCTTACCAGTATCAAGTTCAAAATTAGTTGCGTTAGATAGTGATTGTAATTTACCACCTTTGATAACGTTCGCTGTAATACCACTTGATACAATTTTGCTTGAATTAATAGAATTAGCAGCTATTTTATCTGTGGTAATCGCACCTGCGGCGATATTCGCTGCACTAATTGTTCCTGTTTTGATTTGTGCACTGGTAATTGTGCCACTTGCAATTTGACTAGCTGTAATGCTACCAGCTTTGATTTTGGCTGCATCTAATGTGCCAGCTGTAATGCGGTCACCATTAATGCTGTTCGCTGTCATTTTGTCGGTGGTTACAGAACCTGCCTTAATCGCGTCAGCTGTGATAGCATTGCTTGAAATCACGTCAGCAGTAATGATTTTACCGTTCAAATGTGCTGTGTTGATTGACTTACTGGCTATTTTGGTACTTGTAATAGCACCGTCAACAATCATGCTACCTTTCACGTTTATCTTGTCAGAAAACAGATTAATAGCGTTCTGATTAACAGCAAAATAAGAACCAATTGCATTAGCAACATCAGTTGTTGACTTGCCAGCCTTCATGACGATTCCGTCTGTATTAATAGTCAAGCTAGCACTCTTAACCGTTGATTTATCCAACGCAGATACGCTCGCTTTGATTGAGTCTGTTGTCTGTTTGATTTCAGACTGTGCAGTGGCTAACTTACTGTCATAGTCTTCGGGAGCAGGTGTCCAGTCTGTGAGTATGTTGCCTTTTTCCAGTTTTATATTCTTGATAATATAACTGGCGCTGTTAGCGCTAGACATCCCTGTCAAATAGACAACTTGTCCACCTATGTTTGCCGGTGAATTTTGTAGCCGTGTGAGTATACAGCTTACTTTTGTCCATTTGTTAGCAGCGGCAGCATTCATAGTTGCCACTGTAGTGAGTCTGTCGCTAGAATCGCTATCCATGATGGTAGCGTTAAAAGTTGTGTACACATTTGGGTATACATCGAAAGATAACGTGTATTGTGTATTGGTGGTAATGAGGGTGGTCAACACATTTTTAAATAGAATGGAGCTATAACCACTCTGTGTGGTGGTTCTACCTTTACTTAATTTGACCGCATTCACACCGTCAGAATTTAGAGATTCAACTGTTCTATCCCCTACCTGCATAATCCAATCCCAGCCAATAGCACCTTGGTTCGTTTTCGTCAGTAAATTCCGCCCGCCAACGCTTGTAGGTATTTTTCCCTCCACACTCGTAATCTTACTGCTCAACTCGTTAGCTTTCGCTGTGATATTGTTTTCAGCAGTTGTTACACGACCGCTTAACGTATTGAAGTCAGTCTGTGAGACTTTGGCACTCAGACCAGTAGTTAGTGAGTTAATCGAGTTAGTGTGTGATGTAATCGTACTGCCTTGCGACGTTACTTGCGTGCTAAGCTGTTTAAGACCGTTGGCTGTTTGAGTTAGTGTTGTATTTAGTTTGGTGATGTCAGATTGTGTGTCTTCAACTGCTGGCGTATAGCTTAAAGGAATCTTTCCTTCATTTAACATCATGTCATAGATATAAATTTCATCACCAGTCTTCAGGTACCAGAAATATGGTTTAAAATAGCTATTTGATGTAGCTTTAAATGTACACCAAACCTTTGTCCACGTATTTGCTTTTATAGTATTTGTACTGTAAACGGGCGTCGTGTGTTGGTGTGCAATATCGTTGCCAACTTGATCGCCATTGCCATTACAAACTTGGATATGACCTAAACTCTCAAAACTGTAACTCTTATCTTTGTTAGTTAAAACCCAGAAACTAAACGTGTAAGATCTGTCTTTGATTAAATTGTAGTATTGAGCGTTACCGTTGAAAACCACCCCAGAATTGTTGGTAGCTGACACTACGATTTTATATGTCTGATGTCCATCCTTTGTGACAATGCTAATTGTTGAGTTAGACGTTCCAAAAATTTTTAAGTTATCAGCATTTACCGCAGTGTTTCGCAATAAGTTAGATGACCCTATTTCCGTCGGTATCTTACCCTCAACCGCAGACACCGCACTTGTAATCTGACCAGGTACTGCTTCAACTTTTGTCTGCAAACTGCTAATGTTGCCATTCGCTGTTTGTAGATTGCTTTGCAAGTTAGCTACTGCCTTATCATTGCTAGCTTGATAGTTAGCAAGATTTGTTTTAGTCGTGTTTGCAGTTGTTGTAGTCGCTGTTAAGTCAGCTTTAACACCATTCAACCCAGTTTCTAAAGTAGCTGTTTTTTGACTGGTACTGTCCGCAGTCGTCTTAACTTGTGATAGCGTTGTTTTAGTGCTTGTTAAGTCGTATTCGACTACTTTTGTTCGTGCAGTAACACTTGTAATATTTTTAGTATTACTATCTACCGTCTTACTTAATTCGCTAACAGTCGTTTTTGTACCATTGGCGGTTTCTTCAACTGATGAGACACGTTTGGTTAGTTCAGACTGTGCGCTAGCCTGTGCTTGTAACTGTTGCGCTTGACTGGTTAAATCTTGTTTAGCTTTAGACAAGTCGTTAGCAACTGTGGTGAGTTGTTGTTTGGCTTCACTCGCTGACGTCTTAGCGTCATTTGCAGTTGACGTTGTGGCAGTTAAATCAGTTTTGACTTTGGCTAAGTCAGATTTTAAACTGTTAGCAGTCGTATTCGCTTGTTCTGCGACTTCTGCTGTTGCTTGATTGATTGCATCAGCGTATGTTTTAGCGTTAGTTTCTGCTTGCGTTTTAGCTGTGTCAATCTGCGTTTCAAGTTCTGCTTTTGACGTGGCGAGTTTTTCTGTAATAGTCGCTTCAAATTCTTCACGATCTGGAACGTCTTTTAGTTCATCAGCTATCTGTTCTTTGAATGCTTCAACATCATTAACGATAGGTAGCTCTTCCCAATCTGCACCAGTCCAGTAATACATTTTCGTTGTGTCACCGACTGTCAAATAAAGTGAGTCACCTTTATGTAGTGTACCTTTAGGCTCATCTTTTGGAAATTCATTACCAAAATAAACAGTACTTTTACCATCTGCAGATACTAAAGCTTTATTTGCTGTTTCTACTGCTTGTGCAATAGAATCTGATGCATTCTGTGCTTGCTCTTTTGCGAGCGTGTAACTTGCTGATAATTTTTTAACAGCACCAATATCATTACAAGTCACTTCATGTTTAACAAGCTGACCAGTAATATCATATTCGCTAGTAAAGGATACAATTCTAATTTTTTCTTTAAAGCCAAGTGTCTCATTGATTGCCATGATATAATCGCCCGCTGTTGGTTGAGTATAATCATAACCAGCACGAGTTAAATCTTCCATGTCAAGAGTAATCGAGATACTATAAGAATTATCAACGTTTTCTTTTAAAGCAGCAGTCATACTATCGGCTTTAGTGTAACGTTCATCAACAAGTGGTTCGGCTTCCAATTTGCCATAAACACTAGCTAATGGACTTGTATATTCAACTGTTAAGCGACCTTTGTTATGGTCATTCTCATCAACCCACGCACCAAAACCTTTTTGATAAGTAACAAAATCACTAATATTTTTTTCAATCCCTAGTTCGTTCATGTTGAAGTTCTTGCGAACAACCGTTGATAAATCAGTTCCTGTTTTTTCTAGGATTCTGACAACTTTGCCATTTACTTGAAATTCAACACCTGATGAAGTGATGATATCGTTAAATAATTTTAGACGGCTTTTATATCCAAAAGACTGCTTTTCAAAAGCATAAACTTTCAATAGAGGCTCAATTGTGTAAGTATAACCACTATCTTTAAAGATAAAATCAAGGTAAGTGACAAATGTGTGTGAACCATCATTTAGTTGTTCATGCACTGATGACTTATCAAAATCCCAAAAGAACTGATGAACAGCATCAAAGGTAACGTGAGTACTTGTACCTTCATCAACTGGCTTAGCATAAGTCACTGCATAGTACTCATCATCAAAACGCAACCGCCACCCACGTTCGATATTTTCCAGGACATAATCACCTGATTCAATTTCACCACTAAGTGAGCGTTCACCATTAACTGCGTTAGTTATTTTAATACTAGCAAGTGCACCATGCTCAACATCTTTTTCGTTTAAAAATGTAATCAATTCATCACCCCCTATTTATAAAGTTCTTTAAAGTTTAAAATTTTAATTGTACCATTGAAATTAGTCTTATAGCTAACTTTTTTCGTTGGACTAGGTTTTATAACAAAATAGGCATAATTTGTACGTGCATTAACATTAGCTAAATTCTTAGTTGTCTCAATACCCGTAATCTTAAAAACATCACCTGCGTTGATGTCACCAGTTTGAGAGTAAGTAAAACGGTAGTCACCGATTTCAATGTAAAATCCCGACTGATTTCCTGTTGATGTCATTTCAATAACAAAGGGAACTTCCAATTGCGACAATTTCGCTGTGCCTGCATAGGCAAAGCTACCACCGCTTAACGTTATGTCTTTAGCTTCCGTTTCGCCATATGGCATTTCTGCTGTGGTAAATACCACGGAAAAGTCATATTTTAACCCTTGCCCAGAATTTCCAACAAATGAAAATGTCGGCTCACTAGCAGTTACTTTCCAACGATAATGCCAAGCTGTGTGTGGTTGATTCACAAAATCCAAATCCCCAGCCGTTTGTCCAGGGACTTGATAATCATAAAAATCAGCATTGTTAGGATACATTTTGGTGATATAAAAAGGCTCGTCATCTAATAACAAGCCAAATATATCATCTTTCATACTTAAGAATCCTTGGACATTCGTAACAGCTACACGTCCAGTCACTTTAATGACTTTAGCATTAAATATTGCACCACCAAATACTGTACCGTTACGACCAGTGACAGAACGCTTATCAAGAGAGATTCCAGGTGCGCTGTCGTCAATATTAATATTATAAAAGCCGTAGTCAGACAGCTTGACTGATGCCGTTCCTTTCGTAATTAATAAATCCATATTTCACCTTTCTAATAATTAAAATAATCATTTTTAGTATCTTCTCTCGCTTCGCGTTCTTTTACTGTTGTATAAATCTTGTCGCCAATCAATTCATTATGGACATCAAAGACCGGTTGTGACAATTCACTGTTTTTCACTTCGTCTGACAAGCTATCAAGTGAAGATGATAGACCAGATGTGCTAACGCTACCAGCAATTGCCATAGTGCCGTTGACACCCCAGCTTTGGTCTGTAACAGCTAACGCATATTCTTTGCTGATGTCGTTGATTCTACCTATCCAGTCAGACATGCCAATAGCGAAGCCTTCGCCAGTATAGCCACCGAGTGATTTCATCACACGAGATGGTGAGTGAATATCTAATGCTCTACGAATTGTTGCTGTTACTCGTGCTGCAATTCCAGCTGCAACAGCATAGATATAGCCTGCTGAGCCTGCAAGACCACTTGCAAAACCAGCACCAGCATAATAACCAGCCGATTGCATACCACCAGCCGTGCTATACATGATTGATACCATGTGACTACCTGCGCTACTTGCTACTGCAACAGCACCATTCATACCATTTTGAACAGCTGAACGGACACCATTCATACCAGATTGTGCAGCACTTTTCGCTTTATTAAACGAATTAGTAAATGTAGAATTCATCTTATTTCCGGAAGATTGAACACTGCTAGTCACTTTGTTCATACCACTTTTAACTGCATTTGCAATGCCATTCATTGATGATGTTGCAGATGACTTAGCCTTATTGAAGTTGTTAGTGATGTTTGACGCCATTTGTGATGATGCTGAGTTAGCAGATGAAGCGGCTGAATTAAGCTCAGATGTCACGTTGTTTGATAAACCGCTAGCTGAACTATTCGCATTTGCTTGCATAGCACTAAAGTTAGAACTTACACCGCTATTTGTCGCTTGTGCTGCACTGGTTGCACTAGCCTGTGCATTTTGCATGTTACTAGACACACCTGCTGACAAGCTAAGTGCTTGATTAACAGCATCAAGATTCATACTAGATGTTGCAGCATTAACACCATTGGCCATGTTCTGTGCATTGGTTGTGGCGCTTGCACTTGCTTGTGCTGTATTAGTATTGATGCCATTAGCCATAGCAATTGAGTCATTAAGGGCTTGAACGCTCATAATACCAGTTTGTGCATTGACGTTTGATGCCATTTGAGTCGCATTGTTAGTTGCATTCAAATTAGCAAGCCCAGTATTTTGGCTAATACTATTGAGTGTTGCCATAGTGTCTGCGCTAGTTTGTGTGCTCATTTGACTAGTCTGTGCACCTACAGCTGTGGTCATCTGAGCTGCATCACTGCTAACTTTTGCAGTAGTTTCAGAACTTTTACCAGTGATTGTGTCCCAAAGTGAACTAAAGCCGTTCTTAATACCTTCCCATACACCAGAAAGTGCATTAGGAATAGCTTCAAGCATTGCCTGACCAAGTCCAACAATAAGTTGAACACCAGCTGCAAGAATTTGTGGAATATTTTGGATGATTGTAACGGCCAACTGTCCAACAAGTTGAATACCTGCTGCAATGATTTGTGGCAGATTTTCAATTATTCCTTGAATCAACGCCTGAATAATTTGTACTGCTGATTGAACAATATTAGGTAAATTCTGTAGAATACCTTGAACCAACATGACAATAATTTGAATACCGCCTTGCAAGATTTGAGGTAAATAACTAGCTAAGCCTGTGATGAATCCAGTAATAACCTGCGTAGCAATTGCAAGAATTGTTGGTAAGTTTTGGATAATTCCTTGAACTAAGTTAGTAATAATCTCAATACCTTTAGAAATGATATTCGGCATGTTAGCAGACAAACTTTGACCAAAATTATCAACAATTTGTTGTGCATATTGTAAAAGCAAAGGTAAATTTTGAACCAAACCATTGACGACATTTGCAATAAAGTCCATACCCACAGACAATAGCTGAGGTAATGCGCTTGCTATTGAGCTAATAAACGTACCGACAATTTGAATGGCTGACGCTACTAAGCTACCAGCGTTTGCCCCCACACCTTGAACAAGACTAGAAATCAAATCAACACCAGCTTGGACAATGACTGGGAACATAACTGTAAACGCATTGGCAAATTTAGCGATTAAATCAGCACCAGAGGCAATCAATTCTGGAATCTTGCTAGTAATACCAGCAACCAAATTTTGGATAATTTGTGGTCCTTTAGTCGTTACTATATTCAACAATTGGTCAATCTGTGTGCCAAATTGACTATTGATAAGACCAAGACCAGCAATAACTAAACCAAGAATTGCTGCAGGACCAATTGAAGCAAGTGCTAATTTGGCAATACTTCCCATTGTCGAAGTCATTCCACCTAACACAGATAGACCAGTACTTGCTGCATTTGCAAATACACCTGATAAGCCATTCATTTTACCAGCTAAAACACCAATTAATCCACCTGCGTTGGTGAAAGCATTGCTTATGATAGAACTAAATGAATTCGCTTTTTTTCCGACGATCCCTAATCCAGTACCAAGTAGTCCTAAATCTGTCAAAGCAGGACCAAAAGCAAATGCACCAACTAATCCTGCGATTACTGGCATTGCATTCATTGCTGCAGCTTTAAGACGTTCAATTGGTTCAATTTTAGTTTCTAGTTTCTTAGCGTCAGCATCTGCACCAGAAAACATTTCATCAATTTTCTTTTTAGTCTCATCTGCACCGAATGCAATTTGATAAAGTGCAAGTGAGACGTCTTGAACTTTCTTGACGAATTGGTCAACAACCTTACTTTTACTAAAACTGTCAATCATTCTATCAAGAATCTTAACCACACCTTGCAAACCAGGAAGCATTGCACTACCGATTTGGATTTGCAAGGTTTCAAACGAACCACTTAAATATTCAACAGCACCTTTTAAGTTGTTAAGTTTTTGAATAGCCACATCTGCTGCAGTTACCTTACTAATTGCAGCTTGCATAGCATCTGCACCAGCAGCACCCTCTTTCATAGCAATGTTAGCAGCACGAATGGCGTCAGTACCAAACATTGTTTTAAGAGCGTTCTGTTGTTGCTCAGCAGTCAAACCTTTCAAGCTATCTTGTAAGATTTGTGAGATTTCACTAAATGACTTAAGCTTACCTTCTGCTGTATAGAATTGGTTAGCACCATCAGCTGTAATAATTCCCAATTGTTGCATTTGAGCTGCTGCTTTATCAGTTTGTGGCGACAAATTCAAAAGCATTGTTTTAAGAGATGTACCAGCGTCAGAGCCTTTAAGGCCGTTTTGTGCAAAGACTGCAAGAGCGTTAGTTGTGTCATTAAATGACATACCAACACCAGAGGCGACTGCTGCAACGGCAGAAAGTCCGTATTTCAATTCGTGGACATCTGTTGCTGAAGCATTCGCTGCACCCGCTAATTGGTTAGCTGCATCGGTAACACTTAAATTATCAGATTTAAAGGCGTTAAGCGCTGTTGAAGCCACTTCCGCTGCTTCCGTCAAACTAAGTTCACCAGCAGTGGCTAAGTTAAGAGCACCAGTCAAACCACCATTTAAAATAGAGGCTGTATCAACCCCTGCTTTACTCAACTCAGCAATAGCGTCTGCTGCTTCACTGGCTGAAAATGCAGTATCCGCACCAGCTTTTTGAGCAGCTGCATTGAATTGCTTCATTGTTTCAGCGCTAGCACCAGTAAGAGCCTTGATGTTACTCATTTTTTCTTCGAATTCTGCTGCTTTTGAAACTGAACCAACAACCGCAGCCTTAAACCCTTGGAAAACTGCAAATGCTGCACCAAGAGCGGTGACTGTCAAAGTAGTTTTAGTAATACTACTTCCCAGCTCACTCATTTTTGAACTAACACCATTTAGTGCAGTAGTGGCCTTGCTAGATAAATTTGAAAAGCCAGAACCAAGCGAACTAGCCATTTTAGTCGCAACACTTGCAGCTTTACTACTTAAGCTAGTAAGACTACTTCCTACTTTCCCAACAAAAGAATTACTGATTGTATTTGAAGCACTGCTTACTTTTGAGCTAATCGTGCTAAATGCTGAGCTAACCTTGCTAGACGCCGATGTCGCAAAACTAGAAACTGCGCTAGTTGCTTTTGTAAAAGCGTTTTGAATAGGCTGAGGAATTTTATTAGCTATTGAGTTGACACCACTCTGTATAGCTGTTAAAGCGGTATTAAACCCATTTTTTATGGGTTGGGGAATCTTTTCACCAATTGATGAAGCTATACGCTGAATTTCACCAATAGACAAGTTTAAGCCTGTACTAAATGCTGTTCCTAAGCGTTTACCAAGTAATTCGCCATTGTTTGCCAACTGTGCCATAATTTGACCAACACGTTGAACTAAACGATTAGAATTATTCACAGCTGCATCCTGTGCTTTCTCAAAAGCGCGCTGTGTTGCAGTTGTAATCTTATTCATTGCCGCTTGATAATCAGCAATATCAGCACCAACGTAGGCGTAAATCGAGCCGTCAAATTCTGCCATATAACTCCTCCTTTCTGTGTTATCTGTTCATAAAATGGTCATTGACTTTTTGTAGACGTTCAGCAAGACTACTGTTAGTTGTTTGCTTATTGTCATTTGCATGAAAGGCTTGTTTAACTTTATTTCTATCTTTTTTCTTGCTAAGTTTGTTGGCACTAGCACGTTTAGCGTTCATAGTGTAACGCATTTCCATAGCAAGTTCTGACAGATTTTCGCGAAAATCAATCTGTCTGTAATGAAGCCCCTCTAAAATTGCGTCAAGTTCCCATTTGTTGCAAGAGTAGATTGTTTCTAAGTCTGTTAAACCAAGACGTGCACACTCAATTAAGATAGCGCGCTTTTCATCTTGCCAATAAGTTTTTCGGTAATTTCGACTTGAAGCGCTTCGCTGTCCTCTTGCGCTTTCATGTATTCTACTGCTGTTTCCAAGTTTTCGATATATTTCAAAATCTTGTTCTTGAAAAAACCAGAGTCAACCATTTCTTGTTGAATTTCTTCAAATAGACTTTCTGTGTCTTCGGCATCATTATCCACTAGCCAATTTTCAATGGCTGTGATAGCGTCATCTTCTGAAATAGCTTTGCTAAATGCTTTGTTAGCTGATAAAGTAATCAAATCAACAATGCCTTCATCGTTACGATTTAAAATGTTGTTAAACAACGTTCCGACACCATCATTGTTACTTGCACCAGTTTCTTTATTCTTAGTGGCAAGTTGTTTGTCAACTTTAAACATTGTGCGGTAATCGAACTTGATTTCAATGATTTTATTTTTAACTTTAAATTCCATAAGGTGAGTTGTCTCCTAACTAAAAAATAAAGGCTGGATGTAATATCCAACCTCGATATATTAATCGTCTGTTTTCTTGATGTTATCGTAATCACCAGTTGTTTCGCCTGGGTTTTGATAGTCATAGACTTCATCAAGCAAAGCAATTTCTTCGGCAGTCAATGGGAATTTACCATTTTTTAGCTTGCCAACAATGCTTGCTGTGTAGTTAGCTTCGATAATATCTTCAATACCTTCGCTGTATTCAATATCACCGATTTTAGCATAGCCAAATTTCGCAGGATAAACATCTTTTGCAGGTTCACCATCTTGCGTTTTCAATGTTTCATCAACAAGAACACGCCAAATCTTAACTGATTCTCCTGTGTCGTTCGCTTGCTCGATAATTTCAATTGAAGGGTCTTTTGGTGCAAATTTAGTCGTCAATTCGATTTCGTGGCTGGTACTTGTTTTATCAAGTAAAAGCCCTTGTTGTGTTTGTTCGTCTGAATATTCAGCACCAAGTGTCAAACTGCCGTCTGTACGATAAGCTGGTAAGATAGCATTGCTGCCAAGTGCAGCATGAATAGACTGAATGAAATAAAAGACTTTTTTACCTGCTAACGGCTTAGCAGTCGTTACTGTAATTTGTCCTGTCATGTAGTAACTTCTCCTTTAATTAATAAATAGTATCAGATACAGTAATAGAAACGTGGTATACTTCACGTCCTATGCTATCATCTGGAATGATATTAGCTGTTACATTTCGACGTCCTAACGCCCTTAAAGCTTTTGCTTTAACTTCTTCTGCATCAGTTCTACTTGAACCGTCTAGGAAGATGTCAATATTTACCGTAATATCTTCAATAACAGCCCCTGTTTGCGCTGTTCGTGAAGTATCTGATGAATTAGAGCCAATCACAATAAAAGGCTCTAAAACGTCAGAATTTGGCAAATAAAAATAGATTGGAATAGCTAACACTTCCAATCTATCGTGTAGTTCTTTTAAAAATAAAGTTGATGGTGAATAAGTCGTCATATATCACCTATCTTTCGTATAATTTGCGTAAATTGCTGATTAATTTTGGTCGTTCAGCATCAAGTGCTGGTTTCAAGTACGGTTGTGCTCGCATTTTACGGGTTCCTTTTTCCACATATATTGCATAATGTTGCGGTGCAGTAACTTTATAAGTTAGATTGCCTGCTTTTGCTGAAAAAATTGAATTTTTCAGTGCACCAGTATCAACTGGCGCTTTTACCTTAGCCATGCGTTCAATACGCTTACTAGATAATTCTAACTGTCTATCAGTCGTAATACGAGCTTGTTTGCTTTTAATAGCAAGCTGCCTAACCAGGCGATCTACACCTTTGACCTTAAAAGATACGCTCATAAATAAATCACCGTGCGATTATTGTGATGAATCTTGCCAGCAATCATTAACGTCTTACCGTGATATTTTACTGTTTCAAATCCATCATAATGACCTTTTAAATATAACTTAAAGTTATCAAGACTGTACTTACCAAAAACTGCCATTTGTTCTTCAATGGTTAGTCCACCACGAAAACATGGTATCGGTTGGCTTTCTTTTTTGATAACCTTATCACCTAAAAAATCAGCTTCGGTCGTTTCGGTGATTAGAATAACTCTGTCAGCATATCTCATAAGATAAACACCCGTCCTGGTCGTGACTGCCCAGACTGTCCAAAAGCTTTTTGCAACATGTCATCATAGGGTAGAAACTCGTTCTTGTTTTCATAATAGGAAACTGAATGTCCTTCTACACTTTCTGACTGTGCCCCTTCTGAACCACGTCTATTAAATCGCTTGATAACACAATCCTCAAAGATAAAAGAATAGGCGTCGTCAATGTCAGACACGCCATATTCTGCTTTAAAATGTTTTACCACTCGGTCTAACAGCATTTTTAACAAACCGTCCTGTAATTTATCAGTAATTTCTAAATCCAATTTAACATTTTGGATAATTTTAGTTTCATCAAGTGGTGTCAGCGTCATTGAACACCTCCTGTTTATTATTTAGTGGCTTTCTTTGTAGCTTCTTTCTTCAAGAAACCAGCTTTTGTAAGTTCAGCAACACGGGAACCGTCGTAATCGTCACCGATTACATAGACAATCTGTGTTTCTTTGTCTCGAAAACCTGCAATTACTTTAGCCATTAACTACCTCCCGATTAAACTTCTGGTGTAGTGCTAAGCATATAAGCTTCGTCAATGTTTTCAAATGATGGTAAAGCAATCATAGATACTTTAGTTTTAACATTGACTGGATCATCAAGCTTCTTAGTTGTGATTGCGATACCAGTATCAACAATAGACACTTCAACAGCGTTGTTACCACCCATCAAATCTGATTCTTCAGGCGTTGTACCAAACATTGTTTTACCAAGTGCCGCATTTGGTGCAAAAGTGACTTTATCATCTGGGAAATATTTTTTGATTTTACCATCAGCATCTTTGTAAGTACCTGATTTAACAACAATAGTCAAACCATAATTATCTTGGATATAGTCTTTCAATTCTTGGCTAGTAACTCCTGCTCCTGTTGGTGCAAGCGGTTTAATCAATGTTGTTGTAGATTTAGCGTTTTTAAGTTGCGCAAATGTCTTAGCACTCATGTAAGCTACTTCCGCCTTGTTACCAAGCTCTTCAATCGCTGTAATAGCTGTGTCAATATCCTTGAGCGGTGTAGCTGTATCTGCATCTGACCACGCTATTTTGACTTTTCCTTTATGGTCATCAGCTACACCATAATCAAAATCAAGAGCAACACCGTTTGAGATAACAGCAATCTTACCAGTCGCAAGTACTGACATACGCATAGCTTCTAATTGAGCATGAGCACCAGAAAGTAACGTTGTTGCATCATCAAACAGACCAGCTGTAATTGTATCAATCAATGTTTGATTACCAGTTTGAGCAATAAGGTTCAATTGTTGTCGGTCAGCTTCTTTCACGAGCATAGCTTCTTTGAAGAACGGCATTTCTTTATCAACCAATTCAACAGCCATACGTTCACGAAGTGTTGCTTTTGTATCAAAAGCAGACGGTTTCAATACGACCGGACGACCAGACGCACCTTTGACGTAAGATAATTTCAGTCCAAGTTGTTTTTGAGCAGGGAACACTTTTTCACCGATTGTAGAATCAACTGCTTGTTGACTAGCATTCCAGTAACCAGACACATTCCCCGCTGTCATAACATCATAAATTAAAGGCATAAATTAAGCTCCTTTCACAAATTGGATATGTTTCAAAGCAGCTTTAGCACCTTCAGGTACTGTACCACCATTGACTTTGTCTTCTCGCAAAGTACCACGATAGACAAGACTTGCAGCTGCATCGCCTTCTGTAACGTCAACATCATAAAGCAAAACACCATCTGGTGCTTCTGTATTCGTCTTAACCTTTTTACTGCGGTCAGCAAAAATTGAAGCACCATCACCAGCAATTAAACTACCAGCTTTTAAAATTGTACGCGCATTTTCTGTAACTGTTCCTGTTGTTGACTTATCAACAGTAACTGAAATCGCTTCGTAAGGTAAATTATGAAGAATTTCAGCATTTCCAAATAATTTCTTAGTTGGCATATAAGCTCTCCCTTAAAATAGTTTCTCACCAGTTTTAATTGAATTTTTGGCAAGACTTGCACCATAATTCGTTTGTGAAGCACCATTACCACCTGCATTAGGTGCTGGCTGACGTAATGATACTTTGACTTTAGCATTAACAGCGTCGTTAAAAGCTTTTTCAAATTTGCTGACTTGTTTAAGTGCTTGTTCAGCATCACCAACAGCTAACAATTCGGCAAATTCAGCTGGCAAACCTTTTGAAACAAGGTCTTTTTCGACTTGAACGACTAATTTTTCATGTTCAAATTGTGCTTTCTCTTGTTCAAAAGCTGACTTACTATCTTCAAATTCACGTTTAGCACGCTCAGCAGCCGATAAATTAGCATAGTCTTTTTCTTTTTCAAGAGCTTCAGCAATACGCTGTTCGATACGTTCTTGCTCACCTTTTTTATAATTCTCTAAAGCCTTCTGTACAGCTTTATTTGTAAGACTGTCTAATTCTGACTGTGATTGCGGGCCTTTGAATGCTTGATTGTTATCATCAGCGCCATTATTTGCTCCATTGTCGCCATTGTCTGCACCACTTGCAGCGCCATTATCATCAGTGCCACCGTCTGCACCGTCAGCAAAAAATTGTAAGTTACGCATATTAAGCGCTAAAAGTTCTTTTTCCATTTGTTCCTCCCACGCTAGTCCTGTCTTGCTAGATATTTCCAAACGTTCTTAAAGCCACGAAAACGGACGTCTCACGCTTTCTAGTCTTGTCCGAATAAATTTCCACATCGAGCGCAACAAGCCACGCTAGTAAGTTATTATTTGGCTTATTTAACGACTAGCCAAAGTCAACGGAAGATGTAGGATTCGAACCCACGCACGCTTTTACACGCCTAGCAAGGTAGCAACCTGCCCTCTTAACCACTTGAGTAATCTTCCACAAAAAGAACCATTCGGAAATTCCGAACAGTTCAGCCAAGTTATTTTTTCAATTCCTTAATAAAACCACAAATAATCACTAAGGCTAATAAGCCTAGTGCATTTAATATCAACCACAAAATTAACATTTTTTCTCCTTTTTGGGTACAAAAAAAGCGCCTAGATTAACTCTAAGCGCAAGATAGGCGGGACCGCCGAATGTCGCCCGCATTTCTCGACCCACTAGCTAAGTGGCGCGTTGGAGGCGGATACTTTTCAACCTCTATCTTCACTTACATTATATTATAAATCATCTTTTTCGTAAAGTATTTTACGTTCTCGACGTAGCTTATTTAACTTTTGTTTTTTAATTTTATGATAATGAATAATATATGAACCATCATCTTTGGGAATCAACGCACCTTCCATTAAGTATTTTTGACGTTCAGGGACTTTTACATAAAGTAAAATCGAATTGTTGTGATGTTGTGTGTTATCAGCAATATAATCAGGATTGGTAATTAATTGCTTAATTAATAACATCTGTTCAAACGGAAATTCCGTACCATGTTTTTCTAATGTTCTTGCTAAGGAATGCGCAGAAACAAAAACTGTCTTAGGCATTCCAGATGTTGCGCGCACATTTGGTAAATCTCCGATTTCATATGTTTTGTAAAAACGTTCGGTCAATTGTTGGTAAGTAAGTCTTCCGTTTGAAATACCTGACCATAAAATTCCTAAATCATCACAAAGTTTATCAAAACTTTTTGTTTTATTAATTTCACTTTTGTTATCTAGCTCACCTTCATCAGGAATAACAGCAGACCGACAATTGTAATGAAATGGCGGTGCAGTGACACCAGTTTCAAACTCATCAATTCGATAACGTTTATCTTCGCTGTGAATGTTCTTACAAATCTGTGATGTCCTGTTATCCATCTGTACAGATATGCGATAGAATTCCAAACCAGACTCTTCATAGCGTTTGATAGCTGAACGATTAATAATAGCTGTTCCATCTGTCCTAATAAGTGTTTGAGCTCGTGAACGCGCTACATTGTACTTCTTAGCAAGTTCACCAGCCATCCTTCGAACATCATCACCACGAATAAAACCACGTTTAAGAACATCTCTTAAATCTCTAGCTAAATCATCTGTATTGCCCCAAACTTGCTGCGAATAGTTCCGACCATTGAAAGGCGTATTGATAAGTTCTTTTAATGCTGGTTCGTTCAATGCACCACTATTGTCGCCCATAGCTTTCCTATAAGCATACTTAGCAGTTGACTTCAAATAGTTTTCAAACGACTTCTCAATAATGCCTTGCATAACACCAATTTTATAAATCATTTCAAGATTCAATGCATCAAATCGTGTGACTTTCGAACTAACATATTGTTCGTTAAGTCGTTTAAGCAATTCTGGGTCTTTTTTAGCCTGCTCACGATACTTCTTAGCGTTCGCTTGATAATCTGATAGGTCGACACCTCTAAGGCGTTGTAGAGCGTCAGAATAGCTCATTTTGTTATCATCAGCATATTTAGTCACGAACGCAAATAAATCACGTTGAATCTGTGCTGATTCTGACGCGTAAATCTTTTGCAATTCAGCAAACATATCAACGTCCGTACTATCAACATAACGCATAATATCATTGCTGCGCTTTTGCCAATAATTATCGTGCTTCTTCGTCATCAGCAGTCACCTCACCAATTCTTGGCTCTGGTTCTTGTGGTTCTTCAGAGTTCAAACGTTCCATTTCAATTTTAGCATCAACACCAGTCGCCGTTTGAAGCATATCAAAAACAGTTTCATCACTGACCATACCATACAGATTCTTAGCATTTGTGACAATGTTTGCTGTGTCTGCAGGTAAGTTTGGCGTAAATGTAATGATTAATTTAGACACGTCAAAATCTGTCATTTCACGAGCAACTTTTCCAATGTTAGCCACTAGACGATAACGACGTTTAAGAGACCTTTCAAACAAAGCTTGCATGTCAACACGTTCCTGGTCAAGACCAAACACTTTCCATTTCATAGCTTCACCAGACTGAACACCAGCAAAATTATCGTCGGTCATATCTGGTGTATTGGTAAACTTATGAATGTCATTAACAACACGTTTTTTGTAAGCTTCAGTACCGTTAACATCGTATTGTTTATACAAATACTTAGCATCAACTGTTCCTTCGTTGCCCTCTTGGTCAATAGGTGGCTCTAAGTTTAACAAACGAGCTTTGCGCATTTTACGCATGTACTCAATCTGCTTCGCTGCTGTGTCGCAGTCAGCTGGGAAATTAACACGACCTATGATAGCCAAAATAGCGTCTGATAAATCCTGCATGTAATTAGCTGTATCAGATTGTGAAGCGTCGTACAAGTCAATCAATGATAGCTCCGTTTCATAATCACCTAAACCGTTTGAATTATTCATGTATTCCGTGATTGGAACTAACTCAAACGCATGTGAGGTTCTGCTGATTTCATTAAGTGTACCGTCATATTCAAACGTCATAATGTTACTTGGCGTGTAGACTTCAACAATCTTTTTCTTATCATCAAACGGATTAGCTTGATAGTATCGTACACCAGCGACACTGTGCATTTCCAGAGTATCGTCATAAATAACAAAGGTATGCAGTGGGTCGAGCTTAACTACTCGTGTCGTATCATCTTGTGCGCGATAAACCAAGTCATAAGCACGACCGGTCTTAGACAAATCAAGTACTAGTGAACGGTTTAGCTGGTGGAAATCATTTTGCTTAGTTAATTCGTCCAATTGTTCCTGATAGCTGTCATCCTCATAAGAAACCTGAATAGGATTGCCAACCAAATACCCTTGTTTGAATACAGCAATTGCACGTCCAAAATTATGAATAGCACGAGTGTCTGCCATGTCATCATCACGACGTCTACCAGCTTTACTGATATCGTGATTATTTCCCTCAGCGTAGTCAAGCAGTTCTTGAATACGTGGTCTCTGTATTGTTTCGTGGTGATGTAGTATTTCCTTAAGTAAGCGATAGTCATCAGCAAATAACGTGTCTAAGTCGTGAACACTGTATCTCATCCGTGCTTCACGGTGGAAACGTAATTCAAGTAAATTGCTCTTGCCTGTGCTATCTACAAAAGTTTCTTTGTATGTCATAATATCCTTTCATTACAAACCAAAACCAGCCCGAAGCGTATCGAACTGGTTAGAATTATTCTGCCTTTCACCAATCATTTTGATGTACGGAATAAAGCCATACTGACAAGCATTGATGGTGTGGTCGTTTCTATCTTCTGGCTCATCCTTGCCTTCTTTCCAGCTGTAGACGTCCAATTCGTGTAAATGTTCCATACAATCTTCAACAACGAAGTAATAACCTTGTTTCATCCAGCCAGCCATTAAATTTATACGGTCAATGATTTTGACTTTCTTGTTCGCATTCATGAACTCGTATAGCAGACCATATTTATTAGCGTATTTCCTCAATTCCATAATTGTTGCTTGGTCTGCGTTATCAACGTAAATCCTACGTGCAAAGCCCCAATCGTCCTTACAATTATCTAGAAACTTATGCAATAGCTCGACTGTATCTGACGGCGCTATCTTATCACCGCTCAAATCTTTATTGTTGTAAACTCGTTCGGCAAGTGTTACTAGCTTACCGTCTCGCGTAATACCTTGGAAAATAAAAGCGATTGTGTCGTTTGACTGTTCAGAATAAGACGTATCAACACCACACGAAAACTGCGCATAGCTAAACGATTTAGCTTGCTTACGTGTAATGACGTTGCGCTGTCTCTCGAACATAGAGAAAATAAGACCTTCTGACCGACCACGAAGCCCTAAGATTTTATTTTTGTAAATCTTAGTCCCAGGGGCTACTGTGTTGATAATTTGCTGTTTTTTATCCTCTGGTAGTCCTGCGTTATGGTCGAAATTAAAAAACCAGTACGTCCATTCTGGTTGCGCTGGTTGTTTGTCTAATTCTTCTTGAATTTCCTGTGGCGTATCTTGTTCATATTCTGGCAAGGCACGAAAACGATTGATGTATTGCTCATAAATCGGTAACGTTGGGTCGTCTGGGTTCATGGTGCACATCCAATAGTCACAGCGCATAGTTGATTCTTGAACAAAGTCTGTATCAGCCGTGTTGATTTCGTCAATGTAACCACAACCAAATTGTGAACCCAGCGCCTTTTTCCATTTGGTTTTATCTTCGTACCCAAGAACGAAAACAATCTTATCGTTCTCTGGTTTGTTATCGACGTGATAAACCAAATGTGGAATTTTATAATCAAGACTACCATTCCCACGATAATCGACCAACTCTCCGAAAATATCAACTATCCCCAAATCAGAATTAATAATGTTCTTTTCCGCGTCACCAATTGATTTTGAAGCAATAAAGTGTAACTTTTTAGATGACTTAGCGACTTTTAACATGAATTTAAAAGCACCAACCGTTGTCTTTCCAGCAGCTGTTGTTCCTTCAAGAGCTTCGGCTTTAGCATTGTGTCGCAAGAACGCTTTATATTTATCAGATAGAATCATGTTGCTCATGAGCTATCATCTTCTAACTGTGCCAAAATACCGTCAAGTTTGTTTGTTGTGACGTTAGCTTCAAGCTGCACTTCTTGTTTATCAGTCCAGACATCACGCTTACGATTTTTAAGCCAATAAATCTGCGCGGTTGTGTTTGGTTTGCTGTACTTTCTGACAGTCACAACTTCACCTTGATTAGTTACTGTTTCTTCATCATAATAATAGCCTGTAGCAGTTTTAAACAAAGCATTTTCAACTTGGCGGTCAACTACTTCTTTACCTGACTTTAGGGCGTCAGAAATGACAGAAAAACGCTTTTGCCATTGATTCAAAGTTTCACGGCTAATTCCTATATTTTTCGCAATCTGTTCGTTGGTGAGACCATCACGAGCCCACCCTTCAATTAATAACAGTCCTTCATCTGTTATCCAGTAAGTATACTTAGCGATAAGTTCTCACCTCCCAATCCAAAATAAAAAGCCACACAAACGTGTGACTAATGTCTTTTTTTATAACTGTTATAAGTTTCTACTAGTTTCATTAATACCTTCAATACTAATAATGAACTGACAAACATCATTACTGTCGCCGCCAGCCATCCTGATACAAAAAAACTAGAGATATTGCTAGTATCTTCTTTATCAAAAAACAACGCTATAAATGATAACAGTGAACTTACAAATGATAAAACCGTAGCAACCAACAACCTATCCATTATTTTTATATCCGTTCCTAAATCTTCCATCATACTCACCAATTTATTCGAACCCGATGATGGAATCAAAGAGAAACTAGCAAAAAAGATAGCTGTTACAATAGCCGAAAAAGATAACGAAGCAGACATAATATCAGTGAAATTTTTTAAATCCTTTGGAGTAATTTTTAGATATAAGCTAATTAAAAATGTTAACACTCCAAAAAATATTACTAAAAGATTCCTTTTTAATCTGCCTTTTTTCATATTTACACCTCTAAATGAACATTATAAATGCTTTTTAAATATTCGTAATAATAATCATATGCAGTATTTAAAAAGCCATAAACAGCCTTATCGTCCATTACTTTTTCATAACTTATAAATCCTTTATATTTTAATTTATTTTTGATTAAATCAATTGGTTCTTCTACACCGTTACTCCACCCATCTACAGTAGCAGTCGTAACCTTTAAACTTCCATCAGAAAGAAGCTTCTGAATTTTATCTTTAATTCCTTCTTTAGCCAAACTTTCTGACTTTATTGTTATTTTAATAGATTCACCAGAAATTGAATTAGCGAACTTAAAATCCCCACTTTCGGTTCTATTATCATCTCTGTAAGCTTTAAAGTTATCAGGGCTTGCTACCGTATAACTTACACTTTTAACAACATCTAAGTGATCAAGTCGTTTCATAGCCTTCTTGTTTAGTATTATTTCAAATTTAAGTCCTCTAACTTCAATTATTTTAGAAAAGAATCTTTGTAAATCACGGTTATTTATCGTTCCTCTCTGATTATAAACAACTATGATTTGTCTAAATGGATCAAAGAGCAGCCGAGTATCAACAACCAGCCCTTCATTTTCTCCATGTTCCACTTCTCTTTTTCGTGAATCAATAGTATTTTCTAAGTTAGCTAGCAAGATTTGAGACTCTGTGTCTACTCTAGAAATAGTCATCAATATACAGTATAATCGTTCTCCACCTAACTCTTCATCAGAATTAACTTTCTGCATGGCACTCACATAATACTGCAATCCATCAATATCCAAAGTAGGGATATTCTGATAATTCTTATCTTGAAAATTAGAATACATTTCCTTTATTTTTTTGTTAAAAAGCCCCAAATTAGATTTTTTTGATGAATTTAACTTAAAAAAATTAGCCTTTGCCTGCTTACTTTCCATATACAACCTCCATATCCTTATCACTTTAATCATACTATTAAAAAAGCCTTTACACAATAGTATAATAGGCTTTCTGATAAAAAATATGGATTTTTGCAATAAATGCAACAGGAACAACTGGGCTCGAACCAGTGACCCTCTGATTAAAAGTCAGTCGCTCTACCATCTGAGCTATGTTCCTACTGCTTATCCAAAAGGTTGCACGAACAAGCATGATACACTCAACCTGAATCGTGTACCGTTTTTTAGGCATCTGTCACAAGATGTTTAACCCTTTACCTTTTATTTTCAACTCTAGCCATTGTGACCTGACCTGTTGCGGACCCATTCGAAACAACACAACTCTAAAATCTCAATAATCCTCGTCCTTATCTTCAAAACCTTGATGATAACATAATATCGCATTTTAGGTGACAAAAATATCGTGTTTTTTGTCATTTTTACGAAAAACCATAAAAATCAGCAAAAATTTCTAAAATTCGTTGACGTTTTCGGTAAATTGTCTTGATTGACATGTGCATTTTACCAGCAATGGCGTCCCAGGTATTCACGCTACCTCTTGCCCAACGTAACCAGAAAATGCGTTCCATATCGTCGTCTAACATATTCAACGTATTCTCCACTGCGTGTTTCTGCGCATACAAACTATTTAATCGCTGGTCACTATCCCAACGCGCTATAGTCGTTTCTGTTGGTTTAGACACAACATTGGTACGTCCACCACCTACGTTTTCATCTGTGTTTGGAACGTCACTAATTTCTAGCTTTCTAACAGCAATCTTATGGTCAATACTTACATAATCAAACAATAGCTCATCAAGTGCTTTTAATTGTGAATTACTCAATTTTCCCACTACTTCACAGCTCCTTTATGATATAATATAAATGTCATTTATATATATCTTAGGTCCTTGTGCAAGCAGGGGCTTTTTTGCGTTTCTACAAAAATGGGCAGGCGCACGACCCAAACATTGAGTTACCACGAAGAATAAACGGCGCCTTGCATAATAACTAACTAGCGATAATTAGCGTTAGATTGATTTAATACAGAAAGATTTTAAGGAGTTCCTCTTTTCTATTTTTGATTTCGCTATGTTGCTAGCAAGTAACCCGATAAACTTCACTAGCGAATATACTAATTTGTGTAAGAAGGAGTTTTTTTCACCTCACAAAACCATATAAAATATTTCGGGTTATGCCTATGCGTGAAATCGAATCACGCTCAAGACCATCATAGGCACCGAATGATTATTTTAAAAAATCTGGAAAATACAAAGGAGTTCTAGACTGTCGACTGGCAAACAGTCATCATTGAACCTACTTTCTTTTTTAATTTTTAGTTACCAGTCTAATAGCAAGAGTGAGAGTTGCACTCACTCATTCAGCTTAGAACTGCATTGCTACCGAATTACCACTAGAAATTAATTATTAATGGAGTCGCTCACTTAGTCCAGCTATCAAAACTAAGGTCATAGCTCATCTTTCTAAAAATTTTTAATGATGATAGCTGTTATGCCTATTTGAGGAATGACCCTCAAATAAGCTCACAAATTTTTAATAATGAATTTGACTGTTGCAATGATGCACCAAATACATAAAATTAAAAGAAATATAAGTGCTGTAATACACACTAAGCTGAATATTAATTGTATTACTAACCACATGAAATCAATCATTATTGCCTACTCCTTTCGCTTGTTTATCTAACCAGTCCCAGATTAAGTGAAACTGACCGTTAACCAATTCATCATTACCGTATTTCTCGCAGATAGCCACAATGGACTGATTAGCCCATTCCCAGTAAGCGAGACTTCCAAAACCAACTTCTTGTGATTTCATATTGCTAGCCATCATCCATGCTGTGACTTCATTTTGAAAGAAATCAATATAATCAATCTTCATGACGCATAACCTCTTTCATTCGCTTTTCAATACGCTCATCTGGCAATTTGGCTCGTGTTAGTAATTTTTGTACCTCATTTGGTGGCACATACAGCAATTTAGCAATCTCAAGATAGCTTTTAAGCTGCTTTTCTTTCGTCCACGCAATGAACGCATCTAAGGTTTCTAGCGCATTTTCTGTGTGGTGTTCTGAAAACGTCACAGCGTGCTTAGCTCTTAAGTTATTCATATGTTTACTCATAAGTTTTCTAACCTCACATAAATTCCAACCGTATCAGCCCAAAATTTTTCGATTATCTCACTAGCCACTCTTGAATCATTGACATAGAATTCCGTTCTTTCCATGCAATCTTTTAGCAACTTAACAAGATTATCTGTATCAGGCTTTGTATGCTTGTACTGACCGTTAGTCGTACCTTTGATTTTTGGAAATAGCCATTTAGTCGTCAACCTCAACGGACCGTCTAGCGGTTCATCTGGTGCATATGGTGCTAACAATTCCATGAACATTGCCCGCGTTTCCATTAGTTGGTCTGGCTCATAGAATTGTGGCTTACCATGTATAACACGAACTTTCTTTTGCTGGTGAGTAACTGTTGGAATTTTCTTCATTGGGATAAAGAATTCAATCATCAAGTGACACACCTTCAATTTCAGCACGCTGTTTTAAAATACTAAGATATACTTTCATTACATGAAACTGGCTATCAAGTAACTCAAATGGACAAGAGGGTTCAAAATCCAAATCATTAAATAACCATCTGTCAAGCATAATCCCTAGTTTATCAGTACGTTCTTTTAGTTCTCTATATTCGTTTACCATTCGTTGGTTATAAGCTTCCATTTTTTACACCTCATTTTTTCTACTTTTGATTTTACGACTGCTTTTGGTCATTCGCAGTCACGCGCTTGTCGAAAGTTGGTACGAGATGATTTGGGCGTAGCTCAGTCGCCCAATCTCTCGTAACATTCGACTTTCACACATGCGAATCCAAAACACTCCCCAAACTTGGGGTTTTCCCCGTGCTGTAGCTCACTTTTTTAATAAAAAACTGCTTAAAAGTGATTTTATTACACGACATACATATATTACAGAAAACTGATTTTTCTACACGACATATATTAGTGCTATAGCATGCTATAGCTTAATAAAAAACTGCTTAAAAGTGATTTTTTTACATAGCACTTTTATATTAAAGTGTGTAGATTTTTTCGCTAATTTATTTTGATGATATTCCCATTTTTTAGAACAAAATCTTCATGCTCTCTGACATATTTTTCGACAGTTCGTATTTTTACACCTGTCAAATTAGCAATGTCTTCTTTGGTGACTGGACCATCTGGGTTAAAATCTTTTTGAGTATTATACGCATCCTCTAATATTTGATTGCGTTCTTCCAAGTTTTGCTCAGCTGACTTACGACCTTCACGAGCTTTTTTAGCAGCTTTTTGCCAGTTCGGCTTGTCATCTTCCAACTGAATATCCGCAAGAACGCCCGTCGTATCCACATCATGCACTGGATAAGTAAACCACATGTTGACTGGTGGGAATTTCGCAAACTCACGAAGCGTCCCTTCAACACGCCATGCTGTGGCAATCTTGATAGATTCTTCGACTTGCTGGACTTCGTGCAAGTATGGCTTTCTGACCATGATGTCGTCAAGTGCTTTGTCAAAATGTTTACTCATCTGTGCGACACTTTGCAAGTCATCAAGTGTGATTTCATGCTGGTAATAGTCTAGGTTCTTTTCTTGGATAGCACGTTTAAACACGTCGCATTTCGCTTTGTCAGTACGCTGTTTAATCAGATTGTCGTTTAGTTCAAGTTCGACTAAGTCAATCAACGCGTCTGGGTCACGAGCAAACACTCCCGAACCGCTAGCACGGTCCATTGATTTCTTGCCACCTTGAGCACCTTTTGAATGGTGGTGACAGTAAATCACGCTGCAGCCTAACTCAGTAGCTACTTTGTCAAACTGGTTAGTAAAGTGTGCCATTTGGTCTGCGCTATTTTCGTCACCTGTTAAAACTTTATAGATTGGATCAATGATAACAGCTTGATAATTCTTTTTAAGCGAACGTCTGATTAGCTTCGGCGCTAGTTTATCCATTGGAACGGTCTTACCACGCAAGTTCCAGACGTCAATGTTTTGGACGTTGTTTGCTTGAAGTCCCATAGCTTCATACACATCTTTAAAACGGTGCAATGCTGACGGTCTATCAAGTTCCAGATTGACATATAAGACACGTCCTTGCTCGCATTGCCAACCTAACCATTTGCTTCCCTCTGCTATGGCGATTGATAACTCAATCAATGCGAATGATTTACCAGCTTTAGACGGACCAGCAATCAACATTTTATGTCCTTGACGCAACACTCCATGGATAAGCTCTGGTGCTAAGTCTGGCATGTCGTCCCAGCTGTCTAGTAGTCCTTCTGGGTCTGGTAAGTCATCGTTTAAATCTTCGACCCATTGGTACCATTCGTCATAATTGGCTTTACCAATGTTGGTGTCAATCAAAAATTGCTTGTGTCCGTTTCGTGTCACACCAGGTATGCGACTTAAACGACTTGGATTGCGGTTTTGCGTGTCAATATCAAGACCGTTCTTCTTGCAGATTTGGTAAATATAGTCGACACGTTTACGGTATTCTTGATAATCACGCGCATCTACTTTCACGACTGCATGTAATGATTTTTTACCAGAATGAACGAGTGTTGCAATTGGTAGTTCAAGCTCTTTAAACAGCGCATATTGCTTACCAATGTCTAATGTATCTGATTCGACTAGCGCATAGCGATAATCTGTGACGTTGTCGTTCTTAACGCCTTTCCCGTCAAGTGGATTGAAACGAATCCACGCCCCGGCTTCTTCCTTATAATCACCAAAGACAGCGCCAATGTCATCAGGCGTTTTTTGCAACAACTGGATAAGCTCACCAGCTGTCCTGTCAAAATTCCCTTGTGTTGGCTTATAAATCGTGCCATTGTCTGTTTCGATTGGATATGTCGCAGTCACGTAGCCAACCAAATCCGTTGAGTCAAACAAGGTTTCTAGATATCTAATCAAATCTTGTGCAGGTTGCCAATTTAGCGGCTCTCTGATTTCTTTAGACTCAACCCAGTTCTTATCGACGATTTGATAGTCACGGTCAATGGTATCTTCCCAATCAAGCTCATGGAAATCACCACGACCACTTGACGCAGGTTGCCAGCCATTATCCTTTGCTAGTTGCGTGATAGTAGCTCCTGTTACGACACTACCTGCTTCTTCGTTGAAAGTATCCCATTTTTTGAAACATTCTCCACGTTTGTATCTGGTATCAGCTTGCGACCAATTATCCCAGTCCATGGCCGTGTAGCCTTCATGTTTAAGTGCCATACCTACTTGACACCAAGTTGCATAATCTACCATGGCAGGATTGATATAATCCAGCAATGGTAGCAGGTCAAAATCTCTCTCTGCCATGTTTATCCTTTCTTATTTATTCTGGTTTGAATTCCGCTGGTCGAACACCGCGAGGAACACGCCAACCATTTGCAGCAATGCGGTTGATTAGGCTACTTGCGCTGTCGAATGTCCACATACCAACATTTTTAAACCCGTAGCGTTCAAGCAAACGAATTTGTTTAGGTGTGGTTAGCCCTTCTGTTTGACGTTTCTTAAGTCGGTCTAACAGCTTGCTAGCCTTACCAAAATTGCCAATATCATCAGTAAAGATACCGAACTTCTCTAATGCTTTTAGTTGTTTGTCTGTTGGCGGTGTCATCTCAATGCCAAACGCTGGAACATAGTCCGCTAAGTCCTCGGCTTGGATCGACATTTCAAATTGCAGTGGGTCAACTAATCGACGTTTACGCTTGCGCATTTCTGACAATTGTTTTGCAAGTGCTTCTTCACGTTCAGCCACAACGTCCTTGCTAGCTGTTTCTTCAGCTTCCAGCAATTCAAATTGTTGGTTCGTCTGTTCAGCCATGTTTTCAACCATTTTCTTAGCCACTTCTGGGCTGTCTGTGATTAGATGTGCTGGTCTGCATAGTTCGTGGCGTTCTGTATGCCAAAGGAAATCCAGAATCAACAAATTCTCTTTACCTTCTGCTAAGCGCGTGCCACGTCCAACCATTTGACTATACAGCGCCCTGACTTTTGTCGGTCTTAATACCACCACACAGTCAACACTTGGGCAGTCCCAGCCTTCAGTTAGTAGCATGGAATTACAAAGAACATTGTATTTACCTTTATCAAAATCTTCTAAGACTTCCGCACGGTCTTCAGACTCACCGTTAACTTCAGCAGCTTTAAAGCCTTTCTTATTTAAAATGTCACGGAATTTCTTAGATGTTTTGACAAGTGGCAAAAACACAACCGTCTTTCTGTCTGCACATTGTTTAACCATCTCATCTGCGATTTGTTCCAAATATGGGTCTAGCGCTGTCCCAACTTCGCTAGCTTTGAAATCACCAGCTTGTTGACTGACGCTTGATAGGTCTAATGTCAACGGTATAGTAACTGCTGTAATCTTTGATAAATAGCTAGATTTGATAGCATCAACAATCGAATACTCGTAAGCTAGACTATCAAAGAATTTACCTAAATTCTTTTTATCACCACGATCAGGCGTTGCTGTAACCCCTAAAACATTGGCATCTTCAAAATGTTGTAACACACGTTGATAGCCATCTGATATTGCGTGATGTGCTTCATCAATCACAATCGTGTCAAAATAATCTGGTGGGAATTGACTGAGTCGCTTCTCACGTTGCAAGGTCTGAACTGAACCGACAACGACACGAAACCATGAACCAATAGACGTGCTTTCTGCTTTTTCTAATGCTGTTCCTAAACCAGTAGCGGTCTTTAACTTATCGCTAGCTTGTTCTAAGAGCTCCGACCTGTGCGCTAGGACGAGCACCCGCTCGCCCATTCTCACACGGTCTTCAATAATCTTAGAAAATACGATAGTCTTACCGCACCCAGTAGGAAGGACTAGCAATGTTCTTTTTCTGCCCTCTTCCCACTCTTGCTGAACAGCTTCGCGGGCTTCTTCTTGATATTTTCTAAGTTCCATAGATTACCTCTTAAAATTGCCCAGCTTGGAATCCTGCAGGTTGTTGAGGTGTTTGTGGCTGTTGTGGGTATTGTTGAGGTTGTACTGTTGATTGCGCAGGGGCTTGATAATTTTGTGCTGATTGTTGATAAGTTGGCTGTTGCGGTTGTACGTTTGCGTTCAACACTTTAGTCCAATCAACGTCATCAGCGTAAATCATTGCTCGAATATTGTCGTATTCACGGTCGGCATATTGACCAGTGCCTTTACGTTTGTTGATACGGCAAACACCTTTAGCACCGATAACACTATTCCAATTCATACGAAGTGGTTCACCGTGTTTCTTTTGACCGATAGCGCCAAAGAATGCTGACAACATACCTTCAGTTGATGTATGCAAAAATAGATTATGTGTTAATTGTGCTTCACCTTCCGCAGTTTCAATCACAATAGTGACAGTTGCTTTGTTGCAAGCTGGCAGTTTCCCTGGATTTTGAGGGTTTGGCGTGTGACGTCCACGTTCTAGGTTAGTGACTGTGAATTGGTAGTCACCAGGCGTGAGCTGTACGAATTCTTTGGCGTCTGTGGTAATTTCATCATCCCAACCTAATTCATGGTCAAAGTTATTGTTAAATTGTGTCATGTTAATTTCTCCTTGTTTCTATAAATTATTAAAACGGTAAAATACGATTATCTTTAATCATGCTAAACACTTGGTCCCAAGCGCCGATAAGAACGCCGTCGATAAATCCTGGGTCGTACATGATAACTGGTGTGTCTTCAGGGTAGTAGCCCTTTTGAGCAACTGCCTTTTGGACTTCAAGCTCTGTGACTTGATTTTGTATCATCAAATCACGCAGTGCTTGTGGTAAGGCTAAATTAGGCTCTTGGTAAGGTTGACGTTCTGGCGCAGGCTGCGTTAAGCTTTCAGGCGCTTGTGACGGTTGCTGTGGCGTTTCTTGTGCCTGTGGTTGAACCTGTGGCGCTGGTTCGGCAGTTGGTGTTTGTTCCTGTGCTGGTGCTGGTGCTTGTGGAGCAGGTTCAGGCGCTGTTTGTTGCGCTTGATTAAAGATATGTGCAATGCCTGCATAGTCAAACGGCATTTCCTCTGGTAAACCGTGACGGTTTTTAGCATCCCAAGCTGGATGATGTTGCGTGTACAGAACACGTTGTCCACCAGTAGCTTTTTTCTTTTTGTTATCAGCAGTCATTACGACTGTTTTATAATTTGCAAACAAAACCATATCAGCCCATTCTTTAACGAGTGGTGCAGTTTGTGAGCTTGTTTTTTTACCAAGCTTAAGTTCCCAACGGTCATAAGATCCCATCTCGTCAGGCTGTTCAAACTTACGAATTTGGGCATGTGCAGTTAACACAATATTGATACCTAAATCGATAAGCTCAGATAAGCTGTTCAAGAAACGTCCTAGCTCTTCTTTGACATAAACATAGCCGTTACCATAACCAAAGTCTTCAATACCTTTTTTCTGATGTAGTGCACAGATGTCATCTACTATTAGACTTTCTGCCCAATCGATTGTGTCAATGACAAGTGTTTTACAAGCTGTCGGGTTAGCTTTCAGCCAAGCGATTTCAGTTTTTAACATTGTGTAGCTTGATGGCTTATCCAAGCGTGAGATGTCCATGTTATCAGTTGAACCCTCGGTATCAATAAACAGTGTTTCTGGAAATTGCGCTGCAAAGGTTGATTTACCAACACCTTCAGGGCCATAGACGACTACTTTTTGAGCTCGTGCGCGTTTTCCTTTTGTAATTTGCATTAATCGTCACCTCCGAAAATATCGTCAAGTGCATCAAACAACATTTCAGCTTTACTTTGACTGCTCACTTTGATTTCTTTTGGTTCCTCACCATCTAATGTTGTGAGCGTGTATTCTGCTTTGACTTCAATCGGTTCTGCGCCAAAGACGTCTAGCATTCCTTTGTAACGTTCATTTTCTTCCTCAAATTTTTCTTTTGTGATATTAATTGCACTTTCAATATCATCACTCCAGGTAGAATTAAAAGCTAAAGAAGTTTTTTTGTTTTGATAGTCCACTAGGAAAGCTCCTGTTTTCTTATCACGAAAGACGATAAAAGTTTCAGTTTGTTTCATTGTTATTCCCCCCTTTAAAATGTGCCTGCTGTGAACGCTGGCTTAGCCGTTGTTGGTTGTTGATGCGCTTCGTTAACGACTGAGTAACCGTCCTCGATTATCACGGCGCACTCTTCACCAGTTGATACGCGAGTGGCAATAGCTTGTAAGCCTTCTTGTTCTAGCCAAGCGCCGAACTGTTTAAGTGTGATTTGGTCCATTTGTTCCAACTTATCAATCAGAACAAAGCCACATTCTGGTTTGAGCTTACGAACAATCGCAGTAGCTACCATAAGTTGCTGTGAACCACTCATGTTATCCCATTCTTGCCCTTGATATAGAAGTTTACCGTCATTGACTGACAAGCCTTCAAGTGGCAAGTCTGCGTGAGTTAACAAATCTGTTTTCTGCTGACGAACAGTTTCAATGTCGTTAGTCAATTGATTGTATTGTTCGCGTTGTTGTTTTGCGTCGTCTTCGGCTTTATCTTTATCAAGATTAGCGCGAACACGGCGATTAGTTTCGTCAATACGTGCAATGTTCTCTTCAATTTCAGCTGTTGATTCATCATGCAAATCCATTGCATCTGTTTGTGCAATTTGTAAATCTTCTGTTAGTTGATCTAATTGCTGTTCAGCTACTCTAAGCTTCTTTTTTAGTTCATCAACTTCTTGTTGTTTAAAGTCGTAGTTTTGTTGAATGACTGTCACGTTTTGACGCTTACGAGCATTCTCACCATTCTTAGCTAAAATAGCTTGCTGTTGTTGAATAAGTTCTGAAATGCTGACAAGCTCTTTTGGCGCGTCTGGATAGTATGGCTGCTCTTTTGCGAACTTTTCCTTTTGGTCAGCAATCACACCAATTGCATGTCGTTGGTTGTAGATTTCCTTTTCTTTTAGCTCTAGTTCTGTCAATTGGTCACCGACACCGATAATTTGAAGTAGCGTGTTAGCCTTGTCTTTTGGTGTGCTTTCCATGAACTTCGGTAGATTGATAGCTAATTCTTCCACAAAGCTATCAAGTAACTGTTGTCCTGCTTTTTGTCCGTTAGGGTCAATGACTTTAAGCGAGCTGTTCTTACCTTTACGTTCAACAATCAAGCCATTTGATAAGGTTACTTTTAACGTTGGTGGTACCATTGAACCTTCACGCTCTGCCTTACTTGGTTTGTATTTGTTACCACCTAATGCCCAAGCAATACTGTCCAGAACACTGGTCTTACCTTGGTTATTATTTCCACCAATTACAGTTAAACCACTTGCAGACGGTTCAATTTTGACCGCTTTAATCCGTTTGACGTTTTCAATTTCTAATTTATTGATTGTTACCATCAAAATCCTCACTTCCAATTCTGAATGTATTAACTTCTACCGTTTTAGTCTCCGTGATAATTTCACTGTTTTCTAAAGCAAAGCCAAGCAGTGCATTCGTGACACTTGTCAATGTATAACCACATTTGTCTGCAATTTCAGCGATTTCATTGTAAATATCAATATCACACCCAATACGACCATATCCATTTTGTTGAGCTCCTAATTTTTGTTTTGCCAATCTCATTTTGTCATAACCTTTCTAATTTCTAGTTGGTCAACTTCATCAAGCTGATTGATACACTTATCAAGTGTTGATTGTAAGATATAGCTCTCAGCAATGATGATATCGAGTAAATTTGCTTTTGCGACTGTTGCAAAGTAATGTTTCGTCAGTTCATTATTTAGACGTCTGTTTTCGTCTTTCAAGAACGCATTTTCATTAATAACTTCTTGTATCATATCAACCTCTTTGAATGTATCGTGTCATAGCGTTTTGCGCTTTAATAACATTGTCATAGCGCTTAGCTTTTGTTTCCCAACTTTCAAACACGAATTCTGGTTGAGTAGTTTCTTGTTTGTTAGGTTTTGTAAAAATCCAGTTAAATAATGTCATAATAAAACCTCTGCTTCTAATTTCATGTTCTTTAGCATCTCAGCTAATGTTTCTTTTTTGGATAAATACCTGTTGCGTGATTTCCACTTGACGAATAATGCAAATCCTTCATAGTTGATAAAGACTATTTTGTGCGTTGGATTATCAATATATTTCCTAAATTCTGGATGTTCACGCATTTCGGCTGCCCACTGTTTGGCAACGCTCTTGCTCAAACCTTCCCAACGTTGCATTAAGTGGTCATAATCGCCCCACTCGGCATCTTCGTTGATTCCGACAGCCTTGTAAGTTATTTCGACTTTCGGCATAGCGTGCTCCCTTTAAATGTGATATAATCTAGTTAAGTTTATTTTTGTTATGCGACTGATTGCCGTCAGTCGCTTTTTTTGTGTCCAAAATACATGCACCGTCCTTTCTATAGTTAACCTCTTTCCGTGATATAATATTTTTGGAAAGGAGGTGAAAGTT